TCGCGTGGCCCTTGGCGCCCGGCCCGCCCTTGGTCTCTGGGGCGTTGGGGTTCGCGTGGCCCTTGGCGCCCGGCTCTCCCTTGGTCTCTGGGGCGTTGGGGTTCGCGTGGCCCTTGGCGCCCGGCCCGCCCTTGGTCTCTGGGGCGTTGGGGTTCGCGTGGCCCTTGGCGCCCGGCCCGCCCTTGGTCTCTGGGGCGTTGGGGTTCGCGTGGTCCTTCAATGCATTATCAAAAGCTGCGGCGGCGCGGCCCTTGCCGTGTTCGACTAGCGCCTTTTCAAAGGCCTGCGCAGTTTTCGAGGGAAGGCCGGGGGGCGCAGTAGGGTTGGCGTGGCTCTGGGCGGTCTTACCGGGGTCCTTGGCCAGGCCTTGCGGCGCCGCCGCTACTGCGCGCCCCTGCGGAGCAGTTGGCGCATTTGGGTTAGGCCCGGCTATCGGCGCGGTCTTCGAGGTCTCCGTGTCTTTGCCGGTACCTGAGCTGGTGCCGCTCCGCATACCGGCCTGCCGAGCCGACTCGATCCAACTCGACCCTCCCCACGATGCAGGTTTGCCTCCGCCGATATGGAGCGACTCCGGGCCCATGTATCCAGCACCATGACCTACGCCGGTGGCCCCCGCGGCGACGGCTTTGGCGACGAACTGCGCCATGCGCCCGGCGTCGGCCGGGTTGTTCGAGTTAAGGTAGCGACCCTGCGCTGGGTCCCACAATTTCAAGTCGGCAGCTTTGCCGCTATCGTGACGATGAGAACCCGTTCGGTTAGGGCCGAACTGGGGCTGGCCGCCAGAATACACGTGGGCGTCCAACCCCGTTTTTCGTCCAGCAAACTCCAACTGGGCCTTGAGTCCCGGATGCAACGGCTGCGTACGAATGCCGGCCAGCTTGCCTTGATCTTCCTGAACCTTGCCGCCGACGGGACCGGTCCCTTTGGAGGGCTTAGCGTCATCGAGCGCCGCGCCTAAGTTCTGCTGAGCAACTCCCTTAGCCGGCCCAGCGCCCTCTGCGAGCGGATTGTTGGTATGAGAGACGCCTTTACTTGTGGCCGGAAGGCCTTGGAGAGCCTTATCCAGCGCCTCAATGTCGCTTTTAGACGGCTGACTGAGCCCCTGCACCCCGCGAGTTGCGGTCTGCCCTCGCGCCTTCAGCATCTCCGAACGGGACGTCGTCGAGGGGCCCGTGTATCCTTGAGACCGCGCCCAGCCTAAAGTCGGGCCCTCAACCCCGAAACCTTCTGCCTGCTTCGCCGGCCCATAAACTGCCGTCTGCGGGCCGCTATTAAAACCTACTCCCTTCGAAGCGTTACCGGTCGCGAAGTTACTTAAGTTGGAGCCGCTTGCCGCTTTACCTAAAGCGTCTGTTGCGGGGCCGAAAAGTCCCCCTTGCGCCGCGCCGCGGTTACCGGCGGCCTTCGTGACCCCCGGATAGAACTTGCTCGTTATAAACTGATTTAGCACTTCGCCCGGATCGCGTCCGGTTCTGGCCACCTCCGCGGCTACGGCGTTAAGCACCGTTTCTACTTTTGCGACGGCAGCGTCTTTTCCCTGGCCGCCAACTTCCTGCTGGATAGTGCCGGAAAATCGGCCCGCGAGCGTGGCGTCCCGGTTCAAAGCCGCGACGGTCCCCGCCCTCGCCGCCGCTAGGACAGAATTCTGGGCCGTCCCGGCGCCGCGCGCATTAGGCGAGCCTAGAAATGCGTCGGCCGCCTCCCGGCCCGGCACACCAGGAACGTTGCCGGCCTTCTCGAGTGCCTTGTCAAAAGCATCCTGCGCTGCTCCCTTGGCTGGGGCGTCCTTTGCCGGCTCAGACGGCGGTGCAGTAGGCTGGGTCTGCGGCGCGTCTTTAGCTGTCTCGGCCGGCGGTGCAGTGGGCTGGGTCTGCGGCGCGTCTTTAGCTGTCTCGGCCGGCGGTGCAGTGGGCTGGGTCTGCGGCGCGTCTTTAGCTGTCTCGGCCGGCGGTACAGTAGGCTGAGTCTGCGGCGCTTCCTTGGCCTCAACCGGCGCCACTTCCTTGGCCTCAACCGGCGGCACATCCTTAGCTGGTTCGGCCGGCGGCAGGGTCTGTGGCGCGATATTCGGCGCCGGCGGAGCCAAATGCGACGGAACAAGATCAACCTGAAGGGTTGGTACGGCCTGGTAGTTGGTAACTTGGTTATATGCTTCGGGGCCTACTTTGCCTGAAGGATCGGCTTGGTTCGCAGCGACATACCCCGCGGAGGTGAACCCGGGCGAAGCAGGACCTGTACCCGTACTAAAGCTAGGATTGCCCCAATCGCCGTACTGCTCGCTGAAACTGGCGGAGAGGCTATTCGGGCCCATATCGCCTTTGTCGCCGATCGTCCCCGGGCTATCGGTGCTCTCAGTACCATCGAAGGCAGCACCGAGACCGCCAGGGCCGGTGTCGGTTTCACCTTTACCGGACTGAGCGCCCATAGTGTCGGAGGTCTCAGTACCACCGAAGGCAGCACCGAGACCGCCGGGGCCAATGTCGGCCTCACCTCTGCCGGACTGAGCGCCCATGGTGTCGGCGGTCGCCGAGCCGGTAATGGCTTCGCCCTGGACGCCGCGGCCGCTAGTGTCGGCTAACTGGGCGCCCGCTAAGAGCCCGCCCATTACACCGAGACCGCCGAGAGTGGATAAGCCCGGCGCGGTGAGCCCAGAAAGCGTGGAGAGGGCGGTGTAGGCGTTAAACAACCCGGTCGTCGCCGGCATTGTCACCGGGGCACCAAGTATTGCCGGAGCGAGCGCCCAATCGGCTTTGCCTATAGCGTCATCCGGCCCCTTCGGTTCGACGTTGAGCCAGCTCGGGTCGAGCGCCGGGGTATTCGGATTGACGCCGAGCGGATTACTCGAGATTTCGTTAAAGCCGGGGGCCGTAGTGGCACCGGGGTTAGTGCCGATATTGTCGAAGCCAAGGGCTACAGATGTAGCGGTTAGATCGTCGGTGAAGCCCTGCGGCCCTATACCGTAGCCCCAACCTTGCGCGCCGAATCCGGGGCCAGGGCCGACCGTAAAGCCGTTGACTTCAGAGTTGTTGACGCCGGCATTCGCCCCAAAGAACCCGTCCTCCATACCGGCGTAACCGGGGGCCATGCCAAAGACGCCATCCGTCGGGGCCATGTTGCTCGGCCCGCCGACGTTGCCGAAATCATTGCCTAAGCCGCCGAAGCCACCGCCGAAGAAACCGCTCTCCATGCCGGCATAGCCGGGGCCGGTGCCGAAGACGCCATCCGTCGCCTCCATGCCGCCGCCGATGAAACCGCTGGTGTCGAAGCCGCCGTAGAAGCCGCCGTCGAAGCCGTTGCCGAAGAAGCCAGCGTCCATGCCCTGGCCGTAGCCATAGACGCCGTCCGTCGCCTCCATGCCGCCGCCGTAGAAGCCGCCGAGGGTATCGCCGTAAGCGCCGCCTTCGTTACCAAAGGTGCCAGAATTGCTACTCTCCGAACCGCTGAAACCGCCACCGTCGAAGCCGCCACCGTTGTTACCGCTGCCGCCGCCGTCGCTGATGCCGTCGAAGCCGCCTTCGCTGCCGAAGCTGCCGCTGTCGCTGCTCTCGGAACCACTGAAGCCGCCACCGTCGAAGCCGCCACCACCGTCGAAGCCACCACCACCGTCGAAGCCACCACCGTCGAAGCCTCCGCCGTCGAAGCCGCCACCGTCGTTACCGCTGCCACTACCTTCGCCGTCGCCGTCACCACCGCCGCCGCCCTCGGAACAAACAAACCTATTGAGAAGGTGGGACGAACATCCTGTCCGGCCGAGGAGCAGGTCGAGTTGAAAGCTATCCCGCCAGAGCTCTAAGGCAGGTATAGCGATCATTTTCTAAGTGCCTCTCTAATCAATGAATCAAATAAACTCCCAACACGATCAGGAGCGCTATCGCGATCCCGATAATGCCGAACACCTGGCCCATTACTGGACGGTCTCAACACCCACAACGCGGTTCTTCTCGTCGCGGAGCACGCGCTGCCGTTTCGGCTTCGACGATTCCGCCACTGCGCCGGCGAGCATTCTCGCGTTCTCGGCGTGGCCGGTAGACATGTGCTGGCCGAGCGCCGCCACCATCTGCGTGAGCTGCGCGTGCGAGCCGGCCACTGTATCCGCCATGTGTTTCATAGCGGCCTCTAGCGGGGTCGCCGCCTTCGCCATTCCTGTCGGAATATCGGCGCCTTCGTCCTTGAGCATGCCCTCAAATTCGGCCTGCCCGGTCTCGCCTTCATCTGGTTCCCCAGACTGTTCGGCGGCACGTTTGCTCGCTTCGATGCGTGATTTCGCCCACAGGTCTAGCAGCTTGAGCTTCTTATCGAACTCGAACTTCTCTCGCGCGAGCTGCTGAGCAAACACAGCTTCCATCTCTGCGAGGCGCATCTTGTTCTCCGCCTCGGTCTGCTCTACCGCTATGGCGGTCTGAGCCTGTCGCTCTTCGACTTCCGCTTGCCGCTGCAACTGTACTTGCTGCAGCTCTGCATCGTGCTGCGCCCTGGCCAGGGCCAATTGCGCCTCGCGTTCGGCTCGAGCCTGCTCCATCTGCTGCTTGAACCGCGCTTCTTCCTGCGCCATCTGCGTCTCGGCCTGTAGCTTCATCGCGTCGAGTTCGGCCTGCTTCTGCATCTTCTGCGCGTCGAACTGCGCCTGCTGTTGCTGCTTCTGCGCGTCGAACTGCGCCTGCATCTGCGCCACCTGCACCTTCGGATCGGGCGGCGGGTTAGACGCGGCTTCCTGCATCTGCTGCAACGTCTCGGGCGCTACTTCTGGGAAGAATCTTTCCGGAGACTTCAGGCCCGTGGCTTCGACGAGCAGCCGATAGGTTTCCATCAGCTTGTCGATGCCGACAACCGGGTTTACGGGGCCGAGTTGGAGCACGATCTGCTCTTGCTTCTGGGCAATCTGCGTCAGCATAGCCAGATCGCGGTCGCGGGAACCGCTACCGAGTCCGGTGTTGATCGTGACGCTCATATTGGCGTTCCAAGCCCGCGGATCGACTTCGACCCACTCGCCTCGGAGACGAACAGTGCGCGCGCGGTCCTGGTGCTTGACGATTAGCTTTAGTATCTTCGAGAAGACGCGCTCTAACCCGCCGTGTTCGGCGATGTTGCGGGCGTACTCCTCGACTTTAGTAAATGCAGCGGCCTGAGCAGCGTTGACTGCTGTAGCTGTCTGGTCTTGCAGCGTGTCGGGGTCGAGCGCCATAGAGGCGCGGGATATGCCGGTGCGCTTCTCAAGCACCGAATCCATATACTCGACGATGGGGAACGTCCTATCGGCGGTGAAAGGCGTCGCTATGGTCGAAATCGCCGTGTTCGGGTCACCGCGGGTAATGACAAGCGCCCCGATCTCCCGGTCGACGAGGGCCTCAGGGTTAACGACCTGATTCTCCTGCATAGCTTGGAGCGGAACGTTGTTCAGGTAGACGTTATCGAGCGTCTGCCGCATCAGCACGGTCTTAACGCGCTGAACGTCTTCTGTAGCGTCGAACAACGAACGCCCGCGCCATCGGTGCGGTATCGGGTCCGGCACGATGTCCGAGAACGGAAGATCGTCGCCCCACTCTTCGACGGAGAGTAGGCCGCGCGAGTCGCCAAGTACGGCGCCTTTATTGACTTTGAACCAGGATGCGACTCCGTCGCCGTAATAGTCGCACTGGACGTAGCACTCATAGCCTTCGATCAGCTCCGTCGACTTGTCGGGGGCTATGTCGCCTTCGTACAAGTGATGCCGGTCGCGGGCGAGAGCCTCGGGCGTATCCAGCTTGGCTGAGGTATAGGCCGGCAGCGCATCGACTTCATCAGGGTCGAACCCTTCTTTGATCAATGCGGATCGGGTCTTAATCCAGCGATGCGCCACGAACCGGACGTTCTCTTCGTCGAGCACAGTCGTGCCGCGGCCAAGCAACAAATCTTCCGGCGGCACAACCATCAACCGCAAACGACCGCGCGACATACAGCGCTTGAGTTTGCAATCGTGTAGCTTCGGCGCCGGCAGCATGGCTGGGGTGGGCGCTGCCGGCATACCCATATCCATGCCAGGTAGCGGCATCTCCGGAGGCGGCGGCACCCAAGCCGGGTCGTCGTACTCCGTGTGCTCGATGATCTCTTCTACGTCCGGATCGTCCGCGAGCATCGTGTAGGCGTCTTCGGAAAGCCCGGAGAATGATTCTGTGGTGTATTCCGGCGTCTCGTCCCACCAGTGCTTTAGGATACCGTTTCCCAGCGCTAGCCCGTCGTGCATCGACGAACGAAGCTGCCGATACCCGCTGCACTCCCGCATTACGACCATGTTGACGTAATCGGTAGCTTGCCCGGCGAACTTCTCGTCTGCCTGGGTCTCCGGGTTGTAAATCGCAATGTTATCGGTGGCCAGAAACACGCGCATCAAGCCCGGCAAGATCATGCCGTGCACGTCCGCCATATCGCGGGAGACAACGCTCGAACGCCCTGGTGCCGACGGAATGTCGACTTCGCCCTCGAAGAACTTCAGCGCCTTCTCGCGCAACTGCGTCAGGTCTGAAGACTCATAGTTCTTAGCATCTTCGATCTGGCCGTCGAGCAGCGCAGCCAGCTCGTCCTCGGTCATCGGCTCGCCAGGCTCACGCTCAATGGCGATGTCGTCGATCGGGCTGTCTTCCTCGTCTCTCGGCGGCAATGCGAACCGGGCGCGGAATTCCTGCGGACGTTTAGCCAAAGCTATTCACTCTTCGAGGCCTTTGCGGAGCGCTCTTTAGCGGCGCGCTCTAATGGGAATAACAGATCGCCGGTCGTATGCCGGGCGAGCAAACTCAATAGGTTAATCGGGTTCATCTGCTCATTGAGCTGCCATGCGACCGGCAGGTAATTCTCGATGAACCGGGTCGTGGCGCCTTCTTGACGGCCGTAGTCGGGCTGTACCGCCCAACGCTGCCGCAACGCCGCCAGTTCGTTGGGATCGGCGGCGGCGTACTGCTCTTCCGTCAGCCCCAATACCTTCTTAAGCGACGACGCCAATGCCGTAACCTCAATAAAGTCAATAGATTAGGTAATGAAATTAGGAAGAAACGTATTCCGTGATGACAACGCCGCCTGCAGCGCCAGCTCCGCCGGCTGCCCCGGTAGCTGTCGCGGCAGCCAGACCGGCGCCGCCGCCACCGCCATAGTTACTACCGTTGTTGCCTGTGTAGGCCCCCGCGGTAAGGTGATTGGTGGGTATTTGCTCTTTGCCCCCAGCGCCAAAACCACCGCCGGCATTTCCACCGCCGGGGGCTATTACCCTGCCGATGGTGTCGGAAAACGAACCGCAGCCGCCGCCTTGCCCCGGGAAGGACGCGTCGCCGGTGCCGGCTATGCCGCCGGCGCCGCCTTGCCCAAAGGTGGCGTTGGAGCCGCCAAGGTAGGCCCCTGACGCGCCGCCAGAACCGCCTTTGCCGACGCAGAGCACACCAACGGACGTATCGCCGCCGGCGCCGCCCGCGCCGGGCGAAGTAGACCCAGCAGCGCCCGCAGCACCGACCGTAACGGTCTTAGAGGCGCCGATGTCGGCCGCCGTAACTCGTGTGCGCGAGTAGCCGCCGCCACCGCCGGCAGAGCCAGCAGCGGTGTACGCAGCGTCGTTTTTGCAGCCGCCGCCGCCCCCGCCGCCGCCGACGCACTCAATGATCGCAAAGACCATGCCTGTGGTCGGGGTATAGGTGCCGCTAGCGGTGAACGTTTGGACGACGATGGAGTTGACAACCGAGGCGATCCCGGCATCGATCGCGTCAAGGTTGTCGTTCCATTTGTTGCCCCAAGTATCTTCCGATCCGCCTACTTCCGGCTTCGTGAAGCCGAAATTGGTCGTAGTGGTATCAGCCAAAGTCTAGAATCCTTATACAATCCAAGATAAACGGTCTTTTGCCTTCTTCATCCACGCCGGCGGCTTAGTAAGCTGCGGCTGGTCCGTGAGGCCCATCGCCAAATAGCGGAAACCATCGGCCGGATGAGAGGTCCAATCGTGATACGGTTTGTCCAAATAAACTTTGCGCAGATCATCGAACTTACGATGATACAGTTGCAGCGCTTGAATTCCTTCGGCGCACTTGTCCTTGTCCCACACGCACTTCGGCAACAGCTTACGAACGGCGTTGATGCCGTCTTCGATAGCGTGCTTGGGCACGACGTCAACAAGGACGCCGAGGTCTATGAAGGTTTGTTTGCGCGACTTCGAGCTTGCCCCGCCCTGCAAGTGCGTCTGCTCGACGTCAAAAGGAAAGTAGTGTCGGCCATATTTGTAGCCGCGCTTCTGCAGCTCCGCGGCGTATTTGTCGATCGTCAGGCCCGAATTGGAATAATAGTCAATGAGCCGCACCTGCATGCCGACTTTCTGGAAGAACCAAATCACCGTCATGTCGTGTGCGCCAAGGTCCCAAGCAGTGTGGACTTCATGGCTGCGGTCATAGACTCCGGAGAGGAGGCGCCCGTCGTTGAGGGCCTCCTCCATCTCCTTGCCGTAGTATGCCCCGACGTTACTCGCTGCGAACGAGCATTCGTACTCGCGAGCGTACGCTTCGGGGGTGCCTGCCTCCCTCCGCGCGTCGTCGAGCTGGGCCGCGCTCATGATGCCGGAGCTAGACGCTCGCAGCATCAGGGTATAATACCGGGAATCACCCTTGGCTTCCTGCCATCTTTCGTAGAATTCGTTAGGGCCTTTTGGCGTCCCGATAAAGGTAACCCAACCGTTTCTATCTCGAAGGGCTGGGCTGATAACGTCTGAATAGAGTTTGGGATGCATATCCCCGTATTCGTCGAGGACCACACCGTCTAGGTAAATGCCTCGCAACTTATCTGGGTTGTCGCCGCCATACAGGCGGACACGCCCTCCGTTCGGAAAATCGACGCGAAGCTCATTCTGGTTAACTTTGGTGCCAGGGATAAGTTTCGCGTAATCCTGCACATAGGTCCAGGCAGTGTCTTTTGCCTGCACGAGCAGGGGAGCGACGTAAGCATAGCGCGGGTTCTTGCGGGGGCTCCATAGAGCCGCCTCGATTAGGTCAATGATACAGGCAACGGTCTTGCCTGCGCGCCGGTGCGCCACGATAACGGCAAAGCTCTGATGGCGGTTATGATACTCGACGAAAGCGTCTCGGGGTTCGTACCCGAGGTTAATGGCCTTCCCGGTGACTTCTGGTCTAGTGGCCACGGTCTTGGTAATAACCACTGCGGGCCACCAAGGCATCTAACTCGGCGTCGGTCATCCCTTCGTCGTCATCGATGGATTCCATTGGATCGACGTCGTCGTAGAAGCCTTCGTCGTCGTCAATTGTGGGCTCGAGCACTTTCGGGCCGAACCAAAAGTCGTCCTGCAGGGTGCCGTCCTCGGCGAACCACATGCATTGCACCAGATTGATGTCGCGACCGGACACCGTCATCAACGGCCCGCCGGACTTGAGCATAACCACGTCGCCTACTTTGAATTCAGCCATTTCCCTCTCCTCAGTTCAACAATTCAGGCTTAGTCGGCTCCACGCCGCTTTCGATCAGGATGCGCATAAACTCCATCGCGATGTAGATGCGGGCGGCGGCCTTCTGCGCGGTTTCTGTCTCAGGGTCGAAGCGCTCTAGCTCTTTGGCGCCGACTACGAGCATGTCGTAGTAAACATCGACGGTATCCCTCTCGTCCGTCATTCGGTATCGCCCTCTTTTGGCGGTTCAGGCAGTGTTTCGCCCTCGATGATCTTAGGTTCCGGCAAAGCTCGGCGTGTAACCGAGTCTGGACCGCGGGGAACGCCGGTAATGATGGTCATGGCGAGTGGGGTACCGCCGGCGCCGGATATTTCGGTCGTATTCTTGTCGCCGAAGCGCTTGGGGGCCATTTTGGCCATTATCCACTTGCGACTGTCGGTCTTCAGCCGCGCCCGCTGCACGACGTCGTTGTGAGAAACGCGCCGTCCGCGGTCGTCGATGCTGAAATCTTGGCTAGCGTCGTCAGAAATCTCGAGGATTTCTTCGCTC